CGTTTGCAGAAACAACCTCATATTCGCGGGTGCTTGGCTTACCGAATAAAGTCGGCATGTCGTTTGGATTGCTTTTAAGAAGATAATAGGCAACTGGCCTACCCTGCGCGTTAACCTCAATGCCTTGAATGATCTGGTTTTGGTTTTGCCCAGGTGGGCGGTTTAAATCGTTATCAAGGAAGTCAGCGTCATATATGGCAAGCTGGATGCTGTCGTTTGTGCGAACAAAACGAATCAAAACCTCGCCGTCTCTAGCGCAGCTTCGAATAATTAGTCTTTGAATTTCGATCCAATTTAGCCGTCCGTCAATGGAGCACGTTTCTGCCCGTTGCCATTTGATGAACGCTTTTTCGACTAGGCGATTTATGCGAGTGTCTAATTTGCCGCGATTAGTTCGCGCTTTGACTTGCAAACGAATCCCATGCTCGCCAATAGTATTGAGCTCACAAAGCCCTAAGTACTTGAATCCGTAATCATTGTTCTGCTCCAAATCCCGAGCACGCGCCCTTAATGCTTTCGATTGTTCCTTCAAATCCTTATTGATAGAATCCGATTGCGCGATCCAATCCCGAACTACTGTTGGAGAAGCAGCAGCCCACTTTCTGATGTTCTGTTCTAGGCTCACGATCTCACCCCAAAACCGCCTCTAGTTTTTACGTTAATTTCGCCAGCCGTTTGATCTCGCATCTGGATCAACTGCGGTAAGTCTTGATAGGTCATAGAGCGCCCAGCGATTGAATACGAACTGGAGGTTTTGTTTGATAGCGTCAAGATTGCCGTTTCTAGGTTTTCTAGCCGCTTTCTAAGATGATCAATAGGATCATCTGTGCTGGCATCGCGATTGGCTAGAACAACGATTTCGCCGGTCTTAATAGTGATGCGCTGGCTTGTGCTCGTTTTAGTGATGTATGCCTGATAATCGTATCGACCTACCGTGTAGTTTGCTGTGATTGCTGAAGCAACTGAGGCGAGATAGTTCAAGCCAGAGTTGTTTGCGTCTATTTCAATTTCCGTTGAACCCGAATTTTGAAGTCGCAAAACGTACTTTAAGGTAAAAAGCGAATTCGAGTAATCTACATTTAAGTCGGTACGCAGCCACGCCAGAAAATCACCGGCAACAATGCTAGTGGGTTCCGTTGTAGCGTAATTTGCTGCATCAAACAGATTTGCCATTTGTGCATCTTTTCAAACAATCTGTCGCAAAATAAGGCAAAAATGCGACAACTTTACAATTTATTCCCTTTATTCGCTTTAATCTTCAACTTTAAGTTGACTATTTCATCTATAAGTAGCATTATTACTACATCGAAACACAAACAGGTAAAAATAAAATGTACGAAGTAAACATCACAATGAAAGACTCTTTAAACGGCAAAACAGTTTCTAGAACTATAGACGGTTCTAATCTTATGGTTCACAACGGCGAAACTAGCCACATTGCGTCTTGCCCAGAACTACAACGCACTTTGCTACAACAATGGATCAACGAACGCGCTAACGAACAACACGACACAATGTTAGAACTTGTATCTTGGTTTTTAGTAAAAGCCGCGTAAGCGGTTTGGGAGAACAACATGGACAATCAACGATTTAACGCTTATCTCCGCTTCATACGCTTACTTTTAGAAGGTGGTGAAACTACCGAAGCACTTCTCGAAATAAACGCTTTAGCCAACACACTTGCGCTTGATTTCAACGCTAACAGCGCAAAAGTGCGAGAGCTTGATTGGATTTTTAAAGCGACTAAACACAGAATTCAAAATTGCAGTAAACTAAATGTTAAAAATAGGCAAGTAGGAGTCAGATCATGAGCGATTCTTCTTTAAAAATAGCAGTTGAAGATTTTATCAACGCGCACAAACCTAAATTTATAGACATAGATTTTATCAACGAAGCATACGGATCAGTAGCTGAGTTTATAAATGCTGAAGGTCAACCAACTGGCGATCTGGGTAGAGTAACCAAAGAGATCCCAGCACATCATCACAAAGACAACGTAAACCAAACCGTAGAATGGTATATAGAGTCTTTTCAAATTGCATACTACAAGCTTCCTTTTGCTGAGCGAATTAGCAGAGAGGATCACACGCCTTATATTTTCTTTGACCCGAACTTTGATTTTGCAATGGGAACAGCGAAAGAGTTGGTGTTGGAGGGCAATCATGATCTGACTTTTACTAGGTTTGTCGAAGGATGCCCAATAGATTCCGAAAACGTCCACGAATATTTGGAAAATTGAAAATGGAAACTAAGAAAAGCAGCGTTTCAACAAAATACATGTACGAAAAGATCTACGCAATTTTAGACGATGATGAAGATCAGCAATCTCAAAGTTTAAGCGAGTTGCTGGCTGAGCTTGCGTTGACCTTTAAGCAAGACACTGGTTTCACTATTCGTTCAAATTCCGGTAAACAGTAGCTCTATTAATGCGATATTTTTCTGCAAGTTCGTCGATGTTGCTACCAGTGAACTCTAGTCTGAGTTGTTCACTGTTAATGCGCGGTTTTGAGTTGATGTAAACGCGCAAACCGCCAAACTCAAACCGTAGTGCTGAAACAATTTGATCTATGAGCTTTTCGCGGTCTGGTACGCTTAACCCAGCCCCTTCAACCACCCTTCTAATGATAAGATCTACAGCCACGCACCACCGCCAAATGACTTATTTACCCTTTTAGGTGTTGGCGTTTTTTCTAGTTCTGGTTCTGGTTCCCTAGTGCCAATTAAACGTCTGCAAGCTAAACCATAAACTCTAATGTCTATTGCTTCGTTTCTTGGTCTTGTCTGAACCCATTCTTGTCTTGGTCTGCCGCGCTGGTATCTAGTGACTAACTTTTCCGCAGTCAATTGAGCGAAATATTCTTCATCAAATTCAACCTCGTTTGGAAAATGGCAATACCCTGCGCCGACTTCCGTTAGCTGAAGCCGCGACATTATAATCGCTTTGCCCTGATCCACGCCGAGCGGTTCTGGGGTCACGGTTTGCTGCTTGCGCTTTCTTAATCTTTGGAGTCGTTTGATACGGTCTTGAATAAGCGGTATACCGGAACCAGCTTGCCCCTTAACCGCCCAGCAGAAACGCCGTTTAGATACAAAGTCATAGACCAATTGAGTATTATAACCAGCATCGACGCAGCAGCCATCTGGTTTTGTTTCTGTAAGATAGTCGGATAGGTCTTTCCAAACATCTGGCTGGGTGGTGTCACCTGGTAGAATCACATAATCTAACGCCCAGCTTTCCTCATCTTTGCCCCAACCGACTAACTCAAGTTCTAAACGGTCTTTCTGAACGTCTACCGCTACCGTTTTAACCCCAAACTCTAAGTCGCTTGGGTATTCCTCACGCCGCATAATTAAACCAATCGGGTCGATCTGCTCACCAGCTTCTTCGTAGGTTTCCCCCAACACTGTGTTTACAAAGGTCTTCATTTGTTCTTGACCAGATTTACGCGCTGCTAAGAAGTCTTCGGCAGCGTCAGACCACCCGTACCAACCTGCTGGGCTATATAGACTCGACAAATGGTATCCGCGATAACGACCAACAGCCGTTGCCCTCCACTCGCCCTTGTTTAGCATGTTGGTTTTATGCTGTTCCTCGATCTCTATTCCGCAGCTTTCGCAATGTAATTTAGCAGTGCTTGGATCGTCATCAGTCCAAATAATCCGCTTCCAATCAATAGTTTGCATATCTCCGCATGCGGGACAAGGCACAAAATATCTGCGCTGATCCGATTGCTCGAAATAGTCTTCGACCGTTGACAACCCTTTTACGGTTGGCGTACTGACCATGAAGATTTTGCGGTTTCGTTTATAAGTTGCCGTTCGTCGAATCGCTAGTTGTATAGGTGAACCCTCACCATCAAGATCACTTGGGAACGCATCGACTTCATCTAAAAACAGGTATCTTGCTGGCATCGAGCGCAACCCAACTGCTGAGTTTGATCCTGTTAAAATCAACGTGCCGCCAGGATAGTCCTTTTGAAACAACGTGTTACCAGAATCACGCGCTCTGGGCGTTGCCACCTTTTCCCTGACTAAAGGCACTGCTTCGATTGCTGGTGCTAATCTCTGTTTTGATACACGTTTAGCACTGTCTACGGTTGGCAATACATAAAGCATTGGGGCTGGTGCGTGACTAATCGCATACAAAACAAAGTTAATTCCTGCTTCAGACGCACCTATCTGTGCGCCTTTCTGAAAAACAACAACATCAGTCGGATCGCTTGAAGACAACGAATCCATAATTTCCCGCAAATATGGTGTTCTACTTGTACGCCACCGACCTGCTTCGCTGCTTGATGCCTGATCTAAAATGCGATGTTCGTCTGCCCACTCCGAAACAGTTAGGCTTGGCTCTGGCTTTAAGCCTTCTGCAAAAGCGTTTGAATACATGACTATTTAAGCAATTCCGCTGTTTTGCCTGTAAAGTTTTGCCATCGCTGGACAATCACATCGCAGTATTTAGGGTCTAGTTCTATCATCATGCAAACGCGATTGGTTTTTTCACAAGCGATCAAACTAGATCCAGAACCACCAAATACGTCAATTACTAAGTCTTGGCTTTTAGAAGAATTCAAAATCGCTTTTTCGATCAGCTCAACTG